CTCAAAAAATTCTCCGGGGGATATTTTAGGTAAGTGAGGTCTGGTAAAAACCTGCTGATAGTTGAAAAGATATTAGGGACCTAAGCGAAATGGAGAAAATCAGAGTATGTACTTTTGAAACGGGTGCCGGGTCCGTTTTGACGGTACCGGTCCATCCGTCTTCTCCTTTCCGGGCTCGGCGCTCGCTTCAAAAGTACATACAAACTGGTAACAAAAAGGACCGATACTCGATGAAAGGAATAACAAAGCCATACGAAAGGTACTTGGATGGAGGTGAAAGCGCATGGCAACTCATAAGGAAAATTTAGAGGAAGCCACTAAACGCAAAGCGCCTCCTGCTACAAACCCAGAAGCAAGAGAGAATCAGATGTGCAGCCTTGCTGTGAATCAAGCTGAGAAGATGCTTTTGGAGGGAAGAGCTCCAACTCCGATCGTTGTACATTATTTGCGTTTGGCTACGACCAAAAACCAACTTGAAAAAGAGAAGTTGAAGAAAGAAAACATATTGTTAGAGGCAAAAGCAAATGCTATCGAGTCCGCCGCTCGTTCTGAAGAACTTTATGCTCGTGCTATTGAAGCGATGCGTATATATTCGGGTTCGCTGACACACGAGTATGAATCTTCATACTAATTCAAAATGGTTTTACGAAAATATTCAGAACTTAAGCGCTTAAAGACCTTTGAAGAGAGGTATAACTATCTACGAATTGGCGGACTCGTAGGCGAATCGACATTTGGTTTCGAACGATATTTGAATCAACAATTATACACTTCTCAAAGATGGCGACTTTTACGAAATGACATTATCATTCGCGACAATGGTTGCGATCTTGGAATAGAAGGAAGAGATATTCTAGACAAGATTATTATTCATCATATGAATCCTTTGACAAGAGAGCAAATGAGAGAACCTGACGAATCGATGTTTGATCCAGAGTTTCTTATTTGCGTAAGCACGACAACTCACAATGCTATACATTATGGAGATGCTAGTCTTTTGCAAAAGGATTATATTCCAAGAAGACCTAATGATACATGCCTTTGGAAGCAATGAATCATCGGAGGTAAATCTATAATGGCTATTGATTTTTTAATGCATTATGGTATTAAAGGGCAAAAATGGGGAGTCCGTAGATTTGAGAATTCCGATGGTACTTTGACTGATGAAGGACGTGCTAGATATGGTAAGTATCGAGAATCTGATAAGGTTTTTGTTTCTGGAAAGGTAAAGTATGATGAGCCATTGTCTGGCAAAATTAAAAAAGAGGTAGACAAAATTGTTCGAGCTAACGCATCTATCCTCATAGGAGATGCTCCTGGAGCCGATACAAGAGTACAAGAATACTTGTCAAATCTTGGCTATAAAAAGGTGGTTGTTTACACTACCGATAAGGAAGCTCGAAATAATGTCGGCAAATGGAATGTTAATAAAATTGATGCTAGCCAATATTCTGATGAGCGTGAAGCTAGACGACAAAAGGACATTGCCATGACACGGTCTTCAAATAAAGGACTTGCTATATCTTCGAAAGACGATAGACCTGATTCGGCTACATCTCTTAATATTGAACGTTTACGTAGTCAAGGCTCGCCGACAAGGGTCTATGACTATAAAACAGGTAGATTCATTCGTGACAGAAAGCGTAGAAAGGAGAACAGCATCAATGGATAAGCAAACAGACAGCATTTTTGTTTCTATCAAAAAGATGCTGGGACTAGAAGACAATTATACCCCATTTGATTCGGACATACTTGTCCATATAAACAGCGCTTTAATGACATTGACTCAGTTGGGCATTGGACCGGAGGAAGGTTTTATAGTAGAAGATTATTCTACTACTTGGGGTGACTTCCTTACCAACAAAGTCATGCTTGGGGCTGTTAAAAATTATGTTTATACATATGTAAAAATGCTTTTTGATGCTCCATCAAATTCTTTCGTTATGGAGTCTTTGAAAAGCAAACTTGAAGAAATGGGATGGCGACTTAAAGTACAGGCTGAATCAGTTAAGACATTTGACTTTATCACAGACAATGAAGCTGCCAGAAAACGTGGTTGGCCTGGAAATGACGTCGTAAAAGAATCCAGGATCGGTGATAGTTAATGCTTAGTAATACCGCCGTTCCTGTCTATTATGGAAAATTTCGTGATCAAGTATTACGAGGAGAAATTCCAGTATGCCGTGAGATCTCTTTGGAAATGAATAGAATCGATAAACTGATTAAGGATCCAAGATTCTATTACGATGAAGAAGCGATTAATGGCTGGATTAAATTCTGTGAAAATGAGCTGACACTACGCGATGGATCCGATCTTCGCCTTATGGACACATTTAAACTTTGGGCGGAGGAGATATTCGGATGGTATTACTTTGTAGAGCGTAGTGTCGCTATTCCTAATGCTAATGGAAGCGGTATGCACTTTGAAAAAAGGCGTCTTAAAAAACGTCTTACAACAAAGCAATTTCTTTTAGTTCCAAGAAACAATGCTAAAAGTATGTATGCCGCTTCCATTCAAGGGTTTTTCCTTACTGTTGATACCAGAACTACTCATCAAGTTACAACTGCTCCTACTATGAGGCAGGCAGATGAAGTTATGAGTCCTCTTCGGACTGCTATAACTCGTGCTCGTGGACCTCTTATTCAGTTTATGACTGATGGGAGTCTGCAGAATACAACTGGCAGCAAAGCTAATCGTCAGAAGCTGGCTGCTACAAAGAAAGGTATTGAAAACTTCCTTACAAATTCATTGCTTGAAGTTCGTCCGATGACTATAGATAAACTTCAAGGTTTGGATTGTATGATTGCCAGCGTTGATGAATGGCTGAGCGGCGATATTCGAGAGGATGTTATCGGAGCACTTGAACAAGGCGCTTCCAAGAATGATGAGTATCTGATTCTTGCAATAAGCTCTGAAGGAACTATTCGTAATGGATCAGGCGATACAATCAAAATGGAGTTAATGGACATCCTGAATGAAAAATACTATGCTCCACATGTATCTATCTGGTATTACAAGCTTGATGATATTAAGGAAGTAGAAGAAGGAAAACGCGATCCTAAGATCTGGATGAAAGCTTGTCCTAATCTTGGGATTACTGCTAAGTATGAAACATATTTGCAGGAAGTTGAACGTGCTGAAATGGCTCCGGCTTCCAGGAACGATATTTTAGCAAAGCGGTTTAATATTCCTGTTGAAGGTTATACATATTTCTTCACTTATGAAGAAACTAAACCCCACAGAAGACATGATTTTTGGCAAATGTCTTGCGCTATGGGTGGGGACCTTTCTCTTGGAGACGACTTCTGTGCATTTACATTCTTATTTCCTCTTGGAAGAGGCGGATTCGGAGTTAAGACTAGATGCTACATCACAGCATTAACTCTTGATAAATTACCGGTCGCAATGAGAATGAAATATAATAATTTCATTAATGAAGGAAGTCTCATCATCATGGAGGGAACCGTTCTTGACATGATGGAAGTCTATGATGATCTGGATAAATATATTTTAGAGAATCAGTATGACGTGAGATGCTTTGGGTTTGACCCATATAATAGTCGTCTTTTCGTTGAAAGATGGATTCGTGAAAATGGCGAATTCGGTGTTGAGAAAGTTCAGCAAGGGGCAAAAACAGAAAGCGTGCCTCTTGGTGAGCTTAAGATTCTTGCTGGTCAGAGAACACTCATTTTTGATCAGGAAATGATGGGATTCTGTATGGAAAATGCCATCGCAATAGAAGACACAAATGGAAACCGTAAATTAAGCAAGAAGCGTAGCGATCAGAAAATCGACTCTGTTGCAGCTATGATCGATGCTTATGTAGCGTATAAATTGAATTCTGATCTGTTTGAATAAAGCTTAATGGAGGTCGTTATTATGTGGTCTTATCGTTATTCTGATCAAAGCAATGATTATCTTCAGCATTTTGGCATTTTTGGAATGCGTTGGGGCGTACGTCGTTTTCAAAATCCAGATGGTTCTTTAACTGAAGAAGGAAAGAAACGATATTATAATAGTACTAATGATGATCTTTCTGATGAAGGTAGAAAAGCGTTTTTTAAAAATAATAGTAGTAAAAATCTTACCAAAGAAGGCGAAAAAGCTCTGAAAAGTGGGGATAAGAAAACATCAGATCTTATTCGTTCAGAACAATTTGGCAGAGATTATTATGAAAGATGGTTACCTTCATATAATGAAGCAGCCGATGTGTTCAATTCAAAAATTGACAGCATAAACAAAAAATATGGAGATAATCCTGCAAAAGATAAAAAGACTTATCGCAAATATTTGCAAGAAGTTGGGTCTCTTTGGAAAAATACTTATGGAGAAATTTTGCTTAGAGATTTTGGAGAGCATCCGACAATAGGTAAAAAATGGATACAGAATGCTATTATGTATGGAACATATGATAATCTGGATGACTTTATTGATGAGATGACTGAATAAGAGAAACTGGAAACATTCATAATAAAGATTAAGAAATAATAAAGCCTAAATGGGCTAAAAATTTAGGAGGTATGCTTATGACTTATGAAGATAATTATTTAGCCCATTCTGGAATTAAAGGTCAAAAATGGGGCGTTCGTCGGTATCAAAATGAGGATGGAACTTTGACTGAAGAGGGTAAACAGAGATACGGTTATTATGACAAAGCAGATGGAACTAAAGATATTAAGCGCCTCGATAAAGATGCTCGCAAAGATGCCAGTGAGTATGCCAGAGCAAAAGCATATTATGGCGAAGGTGCTGGAATAAGAAGAAAGCAGATTAAAAACCTCATTAGTGAACGGATGAAAGACGCCGATTACGAAAAAGCTTTTAATAAGTATTTATCTGAGCAGGATATGGCTGCACATCAGAAAGCAGCCAATCGCGAAAGAAAAACTCAGGATGTTAAGAATGCTACTGTGCGAACTGCGAGGGGCGTTAAAAATTTCCTTCTTGGTAATGCCGTTCCAATGACATTAACGGCTATAACTATTGGTGCTGCTTTGAAATATACTGGAGCAGGTGCAAAAATGGCATCATACGGTCGTCGAACGATGGCTAATGTAGCAAGTTGGGTCAAACAGCATGGAAGTAAGGTCAAATATAGCACTACTGCTAGAAATGCATCATCAACAGCATTTAATGCCTACCATAATTGGCGTGGGTAAAATAATATAGGAGAGGAATGCTTATGCTACAAACAAATTCTTATATCATGCACTATGGCATTCCTGGTCAAAAATGGGGTGTTCGTCGGTATCAAAATGAGGATGGAACTTTAACAGAAGAAGGCATGCGCAAGTACGGAATAGGCGAAAGATTGCATGGGCAATTTAATCCGTCTGAAAAAATCCGTCAGTCTTATAATAACTGGCAAATACGAAATCATAGTGCTATTCAGAAAATAAATAAGGAAAAACAAAGTGGAAAGCAACCAAGTAAGCATCGATTAGAATTAATTGACAAATATAGAAAGCAAGGCTTAACACAACAACAGGCTGAAGTTGCAGCTCTTCGCAGAGAGAGAACAGAAAATGTTGTTAAAGCAGCCGGAATTATTGCTCTGACAGCGGCAGCGGCTTATGGTATTCATAAAGGACGTCAATGGATGTCTACAAATCTTGATAAAAAGATTAAAGCCGGAACTGAACTTTATCGTGTTACTGGTGATAATACTTCGCAATTAAAAAGTCATGCTGGATATGTTGCAACTAATGCGACGGATGCTGATAAATATATAGGTAAATATGGCTCTGAAATTCAGCAGAAAAAATTTACAGAGCATCTTCAGCAAAAAGGGAATAGTGCTAATTTAGATGTTTCTCCGTATCAAATAAAAGGTAAAGCTTCATCTAATATTCGATTAGCTGGCGATAGAAAAGCAAATAAAGTATATCAAAATTTGTTAAAAACTGATAAAGAATTTGCAAAAGACAATGAAACAATTCGTAAATACTGGGAAGACCAAAAAGTGAATCGAGGCATTACAAATTCTTATAAGGATTTTAATGTTCGATTAACAGATCGTAATCTTCCAGAGTCAGATCGTGTTCAGAAAAAGTTTTATGATGCATTAAAGTCTAAAGGATATGGCGGTCTTATAGATGTTAATGATCGTGATTTTAGTGGCTATCATTCAAAAAATGCTGCTATATTGTTTAATCTAAAGGACAGTATTTCACAGACAACTATTAGAAAAATTAGTAATGATGAGGTTTCTAAAAAGCTCACTGCTGCTAACCAATTTATACGGAATCAATACATTCAGGATGCAAAGATTTCTAATGTCTTTAAAAAGGTTGGTAAGTTTGGTCTTTATGCCAGTGGAGGAACTGGATTATTGTCTATTATGAAGTCTCGCAATGATCGAAAAGATCGTTTCCGTGGAACTTATCAAAGAACATTGATTAAACAATATAAGAAGGAACATCCAAATACAAAGCTTTCTGATGAAAAAATCCTTGAGAATCTTCTTAAAGAATAAAAATTATAAAAGGAGTGAAAAATATGATTTATGATAATACTTATTTGATGCATTATGGCGTTAAAGGCCAGCAATGGGGTGTCCGTCGTTTTCAAAATGAAGACGGCACTTTAACTGAAGAAGGTAAAGCGCGTTATCTTAAAACTTTGGATAAGCATAGACAGGATATTTATAAAAACATGACTGATCAAGGTCGAGCTGCTGTTGACCGCCAGCTTTCTCAAGGTAAAGATTTTGATGATGCTGTGCGGTCAGCAATGATTGAACGTACTAAAACAGTAAACAGAAATTTACAGATAAAAAGCGCTAAAGTATTTATACAAGGCCTTGGAATTGCTCTTCTTGGAAAAGCTGTTAGTAAACGTGGGCATGCCTTTATAGGT